CACCCCATCTTTGACCACAATTCCTCTCTCCAGTGCTTCAAATCCACCACCATACGCTGTGAACCTTCGATTAACTTCAAGAAGCCATTCTTCTTAATCGCATTTTCTAAGCATTGGAGCGACAAGACCTGATTCTTGCCGTGTCCTGCGTTGCTGGACGCACCTTTTGCGTCCCTTTTCAGCGCGTCAAACTGCCCGAGTTCGCATGGGTTGACGGCCAAACTGGTCTGCGGCTCACCGATCTGGAGTGATCCTTGTGGCGCTGGCAGCTCCACCGTGACCATCTCAAAGCCAATCCTGTCGTTGTCCGCACCGTCCTTTTGCTTGCTGATGGTGACGATTCCTTTCATGCTGTCTTCGAATCTGAGCAGCTCCAGCTCGGTGTCCACTGCCCCGAGTAGGCTAGAGTGACCGCGCAATCCTTTGGTGGCATCCTTTCCACTGTGGTGCAAGATCATCAGCCCACAGTCCTGCACGATCTGCTGAATGCGTCCACAGGCTGTGATGAACGCTCCCATGTCCTCGCTGGAGTTCTCATTGCCACCGCCAAAGGCTCTGGCCAGCGTGTCTATGACTATTTGCTTGAATTCGATACCCGACTGCTGCACCAGCTGTTCGATGGCCAGCACCAGCGCGTTGAAGTCTTCAATGCTTGATCTGAGGTTGAGTTGATGTCTGACCACATAGATCGGTGCGCCACTCTCTGTTCGGTGGTGAATCTTGAGCGCCTTAATCCTTGCACCGATACCGCCAAAGCCCTCGCCTGCGATGTACAGCACCGCACCAGCCTCGTTGACCTCTCTGTCCATCCATGGCGTTCCTGTGGCGATGGCGTGTGCAATGTCCAAGGCAATGAACGACTTGAATGATCCTGGCGGTCCATAGAGCGCACTGAACGCGCCTTGCGGCAACACACCATCAATCAGCCACTTCACCGGCTCATCTTGGATGGAGTCCCAATGCTCGATCTGTATTTGCTTTGACGGTTTTGGTGGTGCTGCTGGCTCTGCCGCAAACTCATGTTCAATTTCTGCCGTTTTCTGTACATGATCAAGCTCATGTGTATGCTTTTCCTCGTTTTGTGTACTTGATTGCAAAATCGGATTCAATCGTTCGGGCATCGTTACCTGATCCAGCGTTGTGATGATTGGCGCCGCCTTGACCAACGCCACCAGCTCGGCTCTACCGCCACCCGCCTCAATGAATTCAAAGGCATCGTCACCTTGCCCCTGTAATCCAAGGTCAACAACCTTCAGTGACTTCACGATGGGCAGAATAGCCTCGGCTGCCTTGTACGCATAACCCCAACCGGCTACATCGTTGTCCGGCACGATGATGACCTGCGCTCCGGCAAAGTATTCGGTGATGGCGGCTGGCCATGATCCGGCGCCAGTGTGCGCGGTGGTGGCGATCATGCCAATTGACTTGATCGCGTCCGCTGCCTTCTCGCCCTCTACCAAGAAGACATTGCGCCCCGCTGTCTTCGCGTCCAAGAGCGCAGGCAGGTTGTAGGGGACGATGCGTGCGTCACCAAGCGTTGTGGAGCGTCTGCCATCACTATCAACTTTGTAGAGTCTATAAGTCTTTCCAGACTCCCCTATCTTGTACCGCTGCTTAACGAAGACTGTCTGCCTGTCCTCATCCTGATACGCCCACTCCTGTTCCAGTATGTTGCGCGGAATCGGTCTGATGTTGGCCAAGGGATCAGGCTTGTCCAAGAGTTCCGGTAGCAAGTTCAATGCTCTGATGGTGTGGAAGACATCCTCTTGGCTGCAACCACCATGGCAGTGAAAGAGAGGCTTGCCCTCATCATTGATGTCGATGCTGAGTGATGGATTCTTGTCGCCGTTGCCTTTGCCGTGACTCGGTACAGGGCAACTAGCCACCCATTGACCGTTGGCTTTCTTCGCGTTGCCCAGCGTCTTGGCTATTTGTTCTGCTTGCATTTCTTCTCCAGCTTCTTCACTTTTTTCTGCAAGATTTTGAAATGCAGCATCAGCAGTTGATGTTCTGCCATCAACTTGAGTTCTTCATTTCTTTGCTGTATCAGCTTGGCTATTTGTTCTGCTTGCATATTGCCTCTACTTCTTGTATGCGTTGCCCGATCCATGCCATCACAGGCACTGCCATGCTGTTGCCTAGCGCCTTGTACCTTGGCCCGTCTGGCGTGGGTTTGCCCTTTGATTTGATGTCGGTGTAGTTATCGCTAAAGCCCTGCAATCTCTCACATTCCACAGGGGTTGTCATCTTTCAATGCACCTTTGCCAGGCGCAATGTTGTATGCAATGGGTTGCGCTAAGAAAGTCTCACTGCCTCCACCCAACACGCCACCTGATGCCTTAATTGTCCCGCCCACATCCGCTTTTTGATATTGGGCAAACCCAGACTCATAAAAACCTTTTGCTACTGAGGTCACGCATTCTTCGTGGTTGTTACGACTGATGCCAAAGCGTGCTGCAATTGTTCCGGCAACACTTTCCCTCTTTTCTCTGCTCGGCGCAGGATGCCCTGACAGGCTGTGGCGCTCAAAAAGAACCGCTGCGGCAGCTCGCCAGTCTCCAAGGTATCCGACAACGAACACACGGCGGCGGCGCTGTGCCACTCCGAAGTATTGAGCGTCAAGAACCCTGTATGCGAACCCATACCCGAGTTCTCCCAGCGCCCCGAGGAAGACTCCAAAATCTTTTCCTCCGTTAGATGACAGGACACCAGGGACATTCTCCCAGACCAACCATCTGGGCCGATATTGGCGAGCAATGGCAAGATAGGTGAGCATGAGGTTGCCACGCGGATCATCCAATCCTTTTCTGAGTCCTGCGACACTGAATGATTGGCAGGGAGTTCCTCCGACAAGAACATCGACATTTGATTCAATTGACCACTCCTTAAATTTCGTCATATCGCCAAGGTTTGGCGTGTGTGGGTAATGGTGCGCCAGCACTTCAGAGGGAAATCTTTCGATCTCCGAATACGCTACTGCCTCCCATCCAAGGGGATGCCATGCTACGGTTGCCGCCTCAATACCACTGCAAAGTGAGAGATATTTCATGTTGTATTTTTTAGAGGAAAAAAAACCGCTGGGGTTAGCCAGCGGTGCTTCAAAGCAATCAGTTAAAACATCTCGTCATCAGCTACTGCCGCGGCCATTGCTGACTTCTGTGGCGTTGCAACTGGTGGCACAAACGAAGGTCTTGGTGTGTAAACTGGTACAGCAGCCGGTACAGAGTGATCAGCACCTTCAGCATCCATACCCAATGGACGATCAATCCAACTGATGATGTTGAACGCTGGGATGCGTGTCGTGCCCTTGCCGATCTTTTCCAGCTTAGAGCCGGTGTACTCCAGCACAGGCAACTTGCCCACATTGGCGGCTTGCTGCGCGGCGCACTCCAAGTACAGCTTTTCCAGCGACATATTTGAACCTACGCCGTTAGATGACCACTCCACCAACCCAACCTCTTTGTTGTAAAACTTGACGATGAATCCGCGCCGACTTTCGGGTGATGGCTGCGGTCCTTTCTTACCGAGTGCCGCATCAGGCTGCCAATTGCGTACACCTACGCCAAGTTCAAGCCAACCTGTTTGCACATCATTGATGTCGAACACGATCTTTTTGAGTTGGATTTCCTCGCCAAGATTGTTTGTCCAAGCGTTAGCTTGAGGAGAGAAGCGGATGTAGTTTCCAGAGCCGCCAGCAGATGAGAGGTTTAGCATTTTGCGTTTCGCTTTCTAAGTTTCAGGGTTTGCATTATTGACTCAGACTGCGATCTCTCGCAAGCGTGAGTCCACTTGATACCTTGACCGATAACTCGTCCAAGATAACTCTTTGATCCTTTGGAAGCAGTTTCTCTGCTGCCGCTGGAGTAATAAGGTTTGTTTCAAAAATCTGTGTTCGGGTAAGTCCCAACTCGGCCAACTTGTCAGCGGCCTTGTCACCATCCAACCATTTGCGCGTTGGGCGTTTCGGTGCGAGTTGCCAGCCTTGCAGCACCATGCCATCCTTTTCCATAGCCTGCATCGCGTGCTCTTCCACCGCCTTGATGAATTTCTCAACCATCGGTGCTTTGTCCAGAATGGCGCTGATCTGATCCGGTGTGAGTGTCTTCATCACCTCCGCGATCTCTTCTTTGTTCATCGCGGTGATGTCAGTCTGTGTGGCCACAACATCGAATTGTTGTTTCTGTTTAGGGCAAATCGTCTTCGCGTCACACCACTGACAAGCAGATTCGGACATATAGAGTGGCGGGTCATCAAGCTGTGTGGCGATCATCGCGGGACGCAGTACCTTCTCTTCCCACTCCCACAACTCGGCTGCTGGCATGACCATTGTGCGCGGCTCGCCTGAGTGCGGTTGCACAATCGTGAGATGGAATTCTTTGATCCAATCGCGCCCCATGCCCTGCGTGTAGGCAAGCGCGTAAATCTTGAGCTGTGTAGAGTCCTCTGAAACATAACCCTTGCCAGTTTTCAAATCAGTGACATAGACCTTGCCACTCTTCATGGAGTAACCCACGACATCAGCAGTGCCACCCACTTGGATGTATTCAGCAGACTGATACTTCACTGGGTACTCGACATTCATTTTTTCTGTCAGCCCTTCGATATTCCAAATCTCGTTCAGGTAGTCCAGCGCCATCTGACAATCGTCAGCGTCCAATATCACGCCTTCAATCTCCTCGCCAATGAATTTCATGGGATCGGTGTCGAGCTGATAGCAGGTCTCGGCCAGCGCGTGAATGGCAGTGCCAAGCTGCGCGGCTTCACCAGAGGGGCGTTGAGGTACTTGAGCGCAGAGCTTGACCGAGCCTGGACACGCTATCCACCGTGATGATGCCGAGGGTCTTAGTCTGCGTTGTTTTGTTGCCATGTGTCTCTTTCCAAGTGATGGTCATTGATGATGATCTGATACGCCAACTGCCTCACCTCATGGCTGACAGCGTGTCCAAGGTCTTCGGGGTCTAGGATGCGTTTGAGTAGCACCACCTTGTCCTGATTGGCTTTGCGTTGCAACTCCAACTGAGTGCCCAGCCAGATGATGTGCTCGCGCATGACTTGTCTCTCTTTATCTTGCATGGTGTTTGCCCCAATATGCGATCAGCGCAGCGTCTGATCTGCCATCATCTTTGACTCGCTTAAAGTCAGACTGATTGTTTGGAAAGAGTTCCATGGCGCGTGCGCGGCTGGCATCCTTGCCTTGGCCACGGCCAACGGCCTTGACCCAAGTGGCTGGCGCGACATATGTCACTGGCAGTTTGAACGCGGCCAAGATGCCTTCAATCATGCCAAATGAGCGCCCAAAGCTGAAGACACTTGTCACGCCTTGGCCAGCCATTGCGCTGACCTTTTCAACATAGACATGACACTTGCTTGAGTCGTAGGGGGAGAAGATGTCAGCCAACTCGCTGGCGCTGACCTGTCGCTTGGCTTTGCCGTTGCGCTCCACCGTCATGGTGGGCATATCAATGACGATCAAACTGTCAGTGCCATTGATGACGGCCACCGCACCGGAAAGGCCAGGATCGATTCCGATTACTCTCATTTGACGGCATCCTCCATCGCCTTGTTGAGCACCTGCAAACGCGCTGAGATCAGCGCATTGGCAGCCTCTTCCAAGCGTATGACGGTGCTGTAAAGTGGCTCTGTCTGACCGTTAACCCAGCGCGAGAGCTGCGCCTGATCAATCTCTGCGACTCGGCACAAGTCCGACATCCGATAACCGGCTGACTCAATCTTGTGCTTGATGTCGTGTATTGCTTGTTGAGATACTTTCATGTTTACAATGTTAACCATGTTTTGTGGAAAGCGTCAAGTGTACAGGGAAAAAAGGGGATCAGCGAACCGATCCCCTAACTTGTAGGTGATTTGACAGATATGCAAATAGTGCTATGATTACTTCGTCAACAACTTGAAAGGCTTTTATGAACCACACACAACACGCCATGACGGTGGAGAACCACCGCAAACTCAGCAAACGCGCTGAGGCTGCCTTTGACTACTTGCTGTGCCTCGCCATCGGCGTAGGCTTGGCCGCACTGCTTGTCGCATGGTGGTCGGCGTGACCGAGCTGCAAGACTACTGCCAAGAACCTCGGACCATGTCCGAGTTGGTAGAGGCAGGATTCAAGCCCAACGCGGTCTATGCCGCCGTCAAACGCAACGAATTGAAGAACACCAATGCCATGGATGCATGGGGACGCAAACAGCGCGGTAAGGGCTTATTCTTGTCTACCGTGACACGCATCCCCTATAACGCAACCCTGTTGGTGCAAGCCTGGAACACACAACCCAAAGGAGAAAACAATGTCACAGACCATGCAAATTGAGATTGACCGCGCTGTCAATAAGTTCACGCCACCCATGGAAGTGGGTGGTGGATTTCTCACCCGCGATGAATACGCCAAGTTTGCACGCATGGCCGTCACCGAGGGCACGATGATTGGATGGGCGCACGCGGAGAACATGACACGCGAAAGAATGCAACGCAAGATCACCGAGTTGGAGCATGAGGTCAGCATACTGCGTGACCGCGTGAAAGATGTCGAGATGGAATTGCTGGCGACTCAAAAATGAGAAAGCTTAACTGGACACCACCACACGGCACAAAGATCACATGGCCAACCATTCATGTGTTTGACGCTGCATTCACGCCGACTCGCGGTGCTGATGTGCAAAAGATTTGGCGCAGATACGGTTGGATGCCACGCTTTGGCAATGCGCCAGCGGTTGACGAACCCATCCACAAATCCAAGGTGCTGCGCGTATGGAAACCATAATCAACTTCTTGCTGGTGGCGGTGCTCTCCATCACCATCACGCTACTGGTGATCTTTTGCGTCATCAAATTTTTGTTGGACCAGACCGAGGACAAATAGATGGCACGCCCAAAGACAGAGTTGACCACCAACCCCAAAATCATAGGGGCGCGGTTGACGCAGGAGCAATTCAAAGAATGGCGCAAACTGGGTGGCGGCCTGTGGCTGCGAAAGTATTTGATTGAGAGTGCAGTAAAGAGAAATGAAATCCGCAAGACTCCCGCGAGTAATTGATCTGCTCCAGCGCACAGCCTGCACAGCGCCAGAGCTGGCGGCCAAGGTGTACTGCACCGAGAGGTCAGCGCAGCAGATGATCAACCGTCTGCGACTCGCTGGCACTGTCCACATTCAGGAGTGGCGCAGATCGGGCAGAGTGCTGGTGGCGGTGTACCGCTATGGCATCGGCACTGATGCAGTCAAACCTCCACCACTGACACCCATGGAGAGGTTGCGAAGATTCAGAGAGCGCGAGTCACTTGACGATAAGGCTTTCCGCTTGGCAAGGGAAAGAGGTAAGAGGTTAAAGCCACGGCGTGATCCGCTGGTGGCTGCGTTTTATGGATCAGTCGAGTAGACCTCGCATACCATTACGCTCAAGAATGGTCATGCTCTTTTCTTGACCAGGAAAAGTTACAAAGTTGCGAGTTCCTTCCCCAGCTTCTCTTGAAAACTGATCCAAATACTTAATTCCAGAAATTCCATACGAATTTAGAAATTCGGCAGTTTTCTTATCGTTACCGCCAAATTGATTTAATTTAGTAGAAATTGAATCATGGAATTCTGCTCCAGTCATATCTGGATAAAGAGTCTTGTTTGTTTTAAGAAAATCCTGCGCTTCTTTTTTTGTTTTGAATGTTGGATTTTTAACATCGTACAAACCATTCTTATCAAATAAAGCCCATTTATCTTCATAAGATAATTTCTGAGGCTTTGTATAGGCAAAACCTAATTTTTTTGCTGCATTCAAAACATTTTGATTTTGATCAATCAATGGCTTGTCCCAGTCAAGCATGGTTGCAATTTTTTCGTCAGGAAGATCAACCTTGTACAAGTTTCCAGGAGTAGGAATACCCTCAAACTTATTTATGTCAATTGACTTTGCATAGTTCGTTGCCGCATCCCAGCCATACTCAGGGTCTGTAAATTGCTTGAGGACAGATTCTGGATGATTATGGGTCATTATGTTTTCCCAATAAGCCAACCTTGCTGTGGCATCTTTCTCTAATGCCTTATTGTTTGTCTTGAATGCTCGTTCTTGATCTTTTTGGGCTTGCTCATACCAAGTATCAATCGACTTACCCTTGTATTTCGCCTTACTGGTATCAAACCAGTTTTGCTCCATAAACTGATAATCTTTTGCCACAGCGGGATTTTCAGCAGTGTAAATGCCATATCCAAAAGTTTGCGCTCCCTCACCAGTGCCAATCTTGGACGCATCAAACTCACCCAATGGGTTGCGCTCAGTTGGTGGTAATGTGTGTGGCGTACCGTGATAAACATCAAGCAATTTCGGCTGCGGAGTAATATCGCCAAGCAATGACCTTGATGGCATACCAGACATCACATCTGTGATTTCTTGACCCGCCATGCGTGCAACGGCTTTGCCACCCTTACCAACAGCCTGTGCAACAGGCTTAACAGCAGCCACTGGCGCTGGTGACATGAATGCACCAGCAGTCTCCAGCAAGCCTGCCTGTGGCGTTGGTTGCGTCATGCGCGGTGTCGTTGCCAGCACCTGCTCAGATGATGGGACAACACGCCTTCTCTGCGGCATACGCGGGTCTTGATCACCCATCAACATACCTTCAAAGAAGTAAGGCAGATCAAGCAAACCGGCCACTGATCCGCGCCCAAGTGACTCCAGATTGCTCAGAGAAAACAGACTCGGCATTCCTTCAGCCGAGTAGTCCGGTGCGCCAAATGGGTCTTGGTAGTAATTGGTGGCCATGATTTATCTCGCTCTGCGAATTTCTGTTGCAAATGGTTTGATCTGCGTATAGTAAGCCTCAATCGCATCGCTCATGCCTGGCTCTGCCGTTGCAATTGCTGACAGTTTTGCGATTTGAGTTGTCAGTGAGTTCGGATTATTCACAACAGCTCTACTGGTGTCTGATACCCAGCGAATAAATCTTGGACTTTCAAGAAGTTTAGCCGCCAAGTTGCTAGATAAAACAAGACCGCTTAAAGCTCCTGCGCCACCAAGCAGTGCTTGCGTCATGTCTCCACCAATTCCACCGCCAATCGCTCCACTAGCGCCTAATAGAGCTGATGTGACCATCTGAGCGCCACCAGTGTTTGATACATTGACGGCCTTGCCAGCTTCACGCGCACCAGTTGTTACCTTTACCAAATCATTGATGGCAGGAATAATGTTGCGGTATCTCTCACCGCCAAACAATACTTGCTTGGCGCTGTCGCTTAAATTATTCCAATTAGTCAAGAATGTATTGGCGTTGAATTCATAACTGTCAACACCAACATCTGCGCCTTCTTTCATTCCAGCTTTTGCATTGCCCAACTGTTGCCAAACTGATGCAGCCAATGTGTCTCTCTCTTCTGGCTTGAAATTACGCACCAATAGTTGGAGTCTACCCATGCCATCTTTTGTGCCTGCCATTGCATAGTTGACGGCATTCACATCAAGATTTTGATCTGCAATTTTTTGTAGTGCAGGCAAATTCACTTCACGATTGAATCTTACATATCGATCATGCAATTTGATTGCTCGGCTTGCGATGTTTCCAGACTGATTAGCCGCAGCCAATACATCCTTACGCAATGCGTCATATAAACGCGCAAAATTTGATGTATCTGAAAGGCCAGAAATATCTGGTCGAGCTAAATCTTTTCCAATGCTTGTTCGCTCTTTTCTAAGCGCAGCAAATGGAACGCCACCAAACCCAGATTGGGCATCAGACACAATACGCATGGCACGATCAATGACTGGCTGATAAATTGGACCAAGTGTTTGTGGGCTTTTGGCAATTTCAGCTTGGAGTTGTGCAACCAATTGAGCTGTGTTTGTTGCTGGGAATCTATTGTTTGATCCGACAGCGCTTTCCACAATATCATCAAGTTGCTCGCGTCTTTCTTCAAATCTTTTCCCAGCAGCCTCTGCGCCTTTTTGAATAAACTGTCCAAGTCCACCTTTTTCTTTGAATGGTGGTGTAGGTATAACGCTTGGAGTTTTGCCAACTTGTGAAATATCTTCAGCAATATTTCTTGCGGCAGTACCCATCTGCTCTTGCATCAATTCGTACTTTGGGGCAATGACTTGAGCACCGCCAGGCGTTTGTGCGAGTCCAGCTTCTAAACGCTGAACAGCAGGACTTTGCGTAGCCACACCAGCAGGTAATTTGATACCAAGTCTTGATGCTGCTTGCGGTATGCCTTGGCGCAGTCCCATCAATTGCTGTTGAATTGGTGTCAGCAATTGCGGCAGATACTTCTCAGCAAGTTGCCCACCTCGCTGCCCTAATGCATTGATCAAAATATCTTTTGTCACGCCAGCCGCTTGCTCTGTGCCGCCTCTGGTTTCAACTGATGGGCCGCCATATTGCATACCCATCTCGTACAGCTTCTTGAATGCAGCTCCACCAGCCCCAGCGCCTGCAACCATAGCTGGCGGTCCAAAAGGTGACATTGCCGCAGCTCCAGTACCAGCACCAACAAACTCTGAAATCTCTGGCAAAGCGCCAGCAATATCACCCATGGTTGGCAAAGGCACGCCAAAGAGTACAGGATTCTTTTCATTCATCAATGTTGGCCGTCCAGTTTTTGGGTCGGTATAGATGAAGTTGTCTTTGTCGTATGGTTGCGCGTCAGGGAAAAACTTCTTCAGCGTTGCCAATTTGTCCTGCATTGTGCTAGAAGAACCCACTGCTGCCCTCACACTAAGTGGCGCACCAGTAGTCATCTCAATCTGCTTTTCGCTTGGCGTTGGTGCTGGTAGTGACCTTATGTAGTCGGCCAAGGTTTGAGCAGATTGCGTATCACCAGCTGCGTGAGCAGCTTGCAACGATTTATACAGATCGTCAATAGTTGGGTCTGCCATTATTGTTTCCTTGATGGATATAGTTCAAGTATTTGTTGAACTATTGGTGGCGGTTTGATTGCAGTTGTGGTTGGAATTGGAGGAGGTGGTTTTTTCGTAAATGATTGGGGCAGCTGCATGATTGGGAAACCAAATTGCAAATTTGTTCGCATTGCTTCTTGAATCATGCGATCTTTCATTTCACCTGTTTGAGCAAAGAAATAGCTTGGACCGCCAAGACCTTTTATGTATGTTGAAAGGTTTGTTGGGTCACTTAATTGGGCTTGCAATCTTGGTAAATCTTCTTTGTTTAATACGCCAAGCTCTGCCGCTTTTCTTGCTTTGGTCAGCAAATCTTCATAAATTGCTGTTTGTGTAGCGCCTTTCGATCCAATGCCACCAAGTTGCATTCCTTCTTGAGAAACAACATTTTCTATTTTTTCAAGCGCAGCAACAAAGTCAACGGCAGCTTTTATTGCTGATCTTGATGCTGTAATCTCTTCTGGTCTTGGCGCAAGTGGAGTTGATTTAACTCCAGCAGGCAATGGAATAGCAACAGCACCATCAGCAGGCGCGGCAACGGCAGGTGCTACTGCGCTTTTAGCTGGCGCAGGCGCACTGACAGCACTTGGCTGAACAATAGTTGCTGGCGCTGTTGCTGATGGCGTAGGGATTTTGCCTTTGTAGCTTGGCTTGGGAAATGATGATGGAATAGGCGCAGGTTGTGTGTACACAATTCGCGTAGAACCATCAGGCTGAACCTGTTCGGTTGGCACTGGCTTACTCAACTCACGATACGCCAAAGCATATTTAGCACTGCTTGGGTCTTCGGTCAGCAATATGTTGTAAGCAGCACCAGTTGTGCCGCCACCGAATGGTCCTTCAGCAGTTCCAACCAATGTGGCTTGTCTTGTATTTTTGTTCAACTGGTAAGTACCAACGCTAGGCAAACCAAACTTAACGGCATTTGCACCAGTCACAATCTCGTACTCATCACTAGGTGCTTGCACTGTACTTACCTGACCTGTTCTATTGTTGATCTGATACTTTCCGCGAGGATCAAGTCCAAGGTCGGCAGCATTTTGACCAGTAATAGTTTCAAAGCTCTCTGTTTTCAAACTTTCTTCAAATAATTTTGGCAATGCTGCTTTAGGGCTAAGTGCAGCAATCATTAATTGATCTGGAGTCAATGAAGAAAAAATGTCAGGTCTTTGTCTTGCAGTAACAGTTACTGGTGATATTGTTCCTGATTCATTAGGCAATGTTTGTCCAATCATCGCTGCGCGTTGCGGTGTCGGGCCAACGCCGTAAACTGGCGTAGGCAATGCAGCTGCTTGCATTGCTGTCAATGGTTGTCCCGAAACTGGCAACGATGGAGTAACTGCCGCGCTTGGTGCTGCGCCAGACAGGCGATCCATGAAGAATTTTTGGAGATTTGCCTCTCTCCTTGCTTCATCCAACTTCTGCTTAGTCATCAATTGCTCAATGGCATTCTTCTGTGCGCCTTGGTAGCCAGCAGTGCCAGCCTCATACGCGCTGCCAAGTGCTTGGCCAATTGAAACAGGTTGGGTTGTCCATCCGCTGTTCTTGAGCAACGACATGGCGGCGCTCATCAGCGCCTGATTCTGCATAGCCTTTTGCTGATCTCTGCTTAGATACTCGTTTAAGCCTGAGTCAGCACCGCCAAACAGTAAGCCGCCAAGGTTTGATGCAAACGATGATGGTGCGACATTTGATTTTGGCACTTGGAAGTCGGAGTAAGGCACTGCCGCTGGATTAGCAAGTTCTCTGATTCTTGCTGGTTCAGCATAATTTTGAGCCAACATTTGTTTGAATTCTTCATCAGTCATGTATCACCTCATCCAAGTAAGCCGCCACTGCGTACACCGTACATCTTCATCAGTTCTTCATAGTTCTGATTGCTGCCCATGGGTAATTGCGGCATTTGCATTTGCGGCACTGGCGCTTGTTGCTCTTGTTGTCCACCCATACCGCCAAATGCTTTAAGCAATCCAAGTGCATTTTGCATATTCATACCGCCAGCAGCAGGCATCTGCCCAAACGATGATGGTGCTTTAAGGCCAGTGCCGGTTGCTGGATCAGCAAATGCATTTGTTGGTATTGACGATGGACTCATGCCAAGATTCATGCTTGGCGGCTGACCGCCATACAAGTCAAAGCCAGTACCCATCTCAGGTTTACGCATACCACCTGCGGCATTGCCACCGCCAAAATAATTTGTTAAGTAGTTCATGCAAATGCTCCAAGTAAACCGCCAGCCGCTGCGCCCCATGGTCCAAACTGTGCGCCAGCCGCAGCACCGCCAAGTGCGCCAGCTAAAACATTTTTTGTCATAGGCTGGCTTGTAGTACCTGTCATAGTTGATCCAAGATTAGCAGGTTGTGCGCTCATTGCAGCCTGCTCAATAGCCAAACGCTGCAATGGCAGATTGCGCTGTGCATCTAGTCCCAATTGTGCAAACTGCTGTCTGGTCAATCCAAGATTCATGGCGTTTTGATAGCCCTGCATATTCAGTTGGCGTGCTTGCTTTGCCAACTCTGCTGCTTGGCCATAACCGGCAGAGCGCAACTGTCCGGCAGTGCGTGCGGCCTCTTGCAATGCAGCTTCATTTGTCAGTGCAGACTGCACCCCATAGCGTGAACCACCAAAGGCTTTTGCGGCAGTTGCCTTGTTTGCGTCTTGCAAAGCCTGCATCTGGCGTGAACGCTCAATGTCTTGCAATGACTGCTGAACGACTTGCTCTTCATATGGATTTTGAAAAGCAGCAATATCCGCAGCGCCAAATGGCTTCATGCTGGTGTTGTACAAAGCCGCTTCACCAGTCTCGTACATCGGATCAAATCCAGCGAATTGCTGAACGCCAAGACCGCCAGCGGTAGTACGCGCTAAATCCAAATTTTGTTTATACGCCTGCATCGCGTATGGATTTATCTCAGTCGTTTGATTTTGCGTTGTTGTTTGTGTTTTTCCACCCTTGGACATAAGTCACCCCTATAAGTCTTTGCACATCACGAACCACTTTGGCTCGTATCCCCTATCCCTTAAAAATGTCCTCTCCCAACCCTTACGGCCAGCGAGTGACACACGACTGCAACCCATATCCTTCCCCCACGATTCGATCAAAGGTTGCATCAATCGGAGTTCATCTAGGTCGCCGCCAGCAAGGAAAAAGTGCAAGTCCTTTAACTGCGGGTAGACAATGATCTCAGTGACTATTACTGAATCAAGACCTGGCCAGAGCTGAAAATGCCCCTGCCTGATGCCTTCAGCAATATCCTCAACTGCGTGACTGCCTCCAGAGTATTCTAGTGCCGCGGCCACATGATGGCGCAGCCTCTCAAACTCTGCCTCGTCAATCAACGCTTGCCTGATGCCACCGCATCAACTCTGGTCACGCCAACACGCCAATCTTCCAGCACAGCGCCTGTGTAGCGAATCTTGACCTGACGGCCAGAGAACCGCACATCTGTCGGCTGCGCCGCTGAATATGGGCCGTGTGTAGTCTCGGTCATCATTGGATAGTCGCGTGTTTTGAATGACACGACAACCTCGCCAAGCGTTTGCTCATCCGGAATCACTTTGAGCACAGACATGGTGTTGTCTCCATTGCCAAGCTCATATGGACCAGACTCAGCAAAAACAGAACCTGAGTCATAGGCATAGCCAACCTCATGCTCGTAGATGTAGCCATCAGTAGACACCATCAATGGATTCTTGAATACGCCTTTATCAGTGCCTGCTGTACGCGCCAACAGTCCTATATTCCAGTGCTGCTCTCGATAATTGAAAACCACATAACTGTCAATCTCGTTGCTTGAGCTTGATGGGTAGAACCACCACACTTCGCCATATTTGCTGTTGTGCACAGCGTATATCTTGGAGGCTTGGTTGTAGTTGATGTTTGAAAACACATAATCGGACACATCGCAAGGCACTGGCTTGACATATCCGTCAAATAACCAGAATCCTGATTGACTCATCCACATGGCGGCAGAGTCGATGGCGGCCACAGACTGCGCGGAGATCACGCCACAGCCTGAACCGGCACGCTCAAACGAATAGACATAGGGCAGGCCGACATAAGTCGCAGTGTGGACATCGACATCAGTGAATAGCAGATTGATGCCTCTGACGCGCTTTCCGCACTTCAGTGAGCCGCTGGTGTTTAACTCAAAGTCACCCGCCTGATTGGTGGCTGATGCCGTCCAGACAGTGTTGTTCTCTTGGTCTGACCACTTCACCAAACGCGGATTGAGAGATGCGCCCAAGGCAAACAAGAATCTTTCAGCAGTAGACAGCACAGCCGCACAGTTCGTTGGTGCGTTGGCGATTACAGCCGCCAATGTTGGCGTTGTGAATCCCAACTGCCACTCGTAGAGCTTGCCGTCATAGTTTGAGCAGCCTACTAAATATTCACCCCATGTATCCAAACTCCATGTGGTCGCAGGTGACAGTGAGTCAGACGCTGGACGCTGAATACCATACGCAAATGTCCCATAGGTGTTGTACCCATAACCAGTGATATTGCTTGAATTAGCAATGCCTGCTGAAAATCCAGTGGGTGTGATCTCTTTCAAAACAAAAGTCGATCCATTCATTGCATACAGCTTTGAGTTTGTACCCATAGCCGCCCAAGCAGTTCCGGTATTGTCTCGCCATGTCAGCAAACCACGACATGATCCACTCATCTGAGTTTCTGTTTTCTTGCGCCAGCCGCCAATCGGTCTGAGCGTATTCTCAAACCATCGGACAAGGTTTGCGTCAAACCATCGTCCGGCAGACTGATACTCAGTACCGTTGCGGTACACGCCTGGTGGGATTTTGATAGGTATGAGTGCCATGGCTTAATTATGCGGTTTCTATCGACAGATTGGACACGAATGAAAGAGTGGCAATCGCTGACGGTACGGCTGGTCTGGTTGGCGTACTGCTGGTGGCAAAGTGCTCAAGACTGACACCAATATCTGTTGGCCGCCACATGATCTCCACATAGTCATTTGCCGCCAAACTGACAAAGAAGTTGAGAGAGGCAATTAGGTGCGATGGGTCGCCAGAAGATTTTCTTGCCACAGCATGAAACCTGCTGTTTGAATTGTCGATGTTTGTGCCGTTCTTGCACGAATTTGACAAGGTAACGCCATTGCTGAAGTCGGTGGTGTCAAAGGTGACGGCGTAGGCTGTGGTGGTGTTGGCCGCAGTCTGGTCTGTGGTGTCCTGAAACGCGCCATAGGGATTGTTGATCCACTTGCCACCACGCCTGCCGAACAACGCTGAAAACAACGCTGTGAGCTTGCTGAAGTAGACATTCAGGCCGCCAAAGGATTGCGTGAAGAAACCCTGATCGTAGACAACATTAGCCGTACCAAGGTTTGGCGGTGTTGGTGGCGTTATCTGCTGATTAAGGTTAAGCGCCATCGTTTATGCCACCAAGCCATTCAAGTAGGTAGTCTTACCGGCAACCTTGGTGGCGGTCAACTCTTGCTTTTTCAGGTTGTTCGGGTCATAGGACACATGAACCCACCCGCTGTCGGGAATGCCTGGCGTGTAAAACTCCAGAATCAATTGCGTGTACTCAAGGTTGTCCATGATCCACTGTGCGAGGTCAGCATTGGCCACGCCAGGTATCTCAATATCAGCCGCCATACCCTTGCAATGGTCAGAGGTCTTAGAGCCGCCAACCGCCGCATTTGACTCCGGTGAACGGTAAGCGGAATTCACCTTCACGCCTTTGCCGTAATGGTCACGCACTGGCTGCAATACCTTCTCGCACAGCAGTCGCAGATTCTCGGTGGCCTCATCATCGGGCGTATTGTCAAAGCCCATCCGCAATGCGGTTTCGGATTTGCTGAGTTCATGCAGAGAGAAGTTGGCGGTCAAGTTCATTTGGTGTTCCTTATGGTTTCGTAGGCTTCAAGACAGGTATTCAGTTTCCTGATGGCGGCATCTCCATCGGCGGCGATCTGGAGAAGATCGGCAGCGACATCAACCGATCCACTAGATTCGGCTCTTGCTTCTCCGCTGTCACTTCCGCTGGCAACGGTGGCGGTTTCGGGCACTGGAACGCTTGGGCAGGTGGGCGCTTTGACAGGAAGCCGCAGCTTGAGAGCACCAGAGTTGAGATCAGCACGCAACTGATTTTCTTTAGCCTTTGCAACATTGTTCGCCTTTCGTAATGTGTCACCGTATGTCTGCGCTACCTTTGCCATCGCCTGCTCAGTCTCACGCGCCTTGGCGTTGAGCGCGGCAATCTCAAGTTGTTGGCGCTGGTACTCTGAATCCTTGCCCTTGTAGTATCCACCACCAAAGGCTGAAAGCACCGCCATGACGATGCCCAATAACACCCAAGGATTTAATAGACTCATGGTGCTGGCGGCTCGTTGTCGTTAGCCTCTGCCTTGGCAACTGCATTGGCCACGGCTTTGACACCAGATCGTCCTGCAACACCGCCAAGCACACCAGTGATGAATACCATGATGGTGGAAATTTGGCTTGTGTAGACCTTATCAATTGCCGCCATCTGACCATTCATTGGTTGCGTCACATAGGTCACAGAGTACAAGAACATGGCCATTGCACCAAGCAGAATGGTCACCAAGATAACGATCACAAAAGCCCAAACACGAATCTCGATTTCTTCGGCACTCATGCGGCTTGATTTATTCATCACGACAGTTGGCATTACTTCTTCTCCTGTTCGGTTTTAA